AAACCCTAATTGATAAGAAATCTCAAGCGATTGGCATGATGGGAAAAACATTTGACAAATCTTTTGAAGGTTTGTTATTCCTAATGGGAGGTAACAAACAATGTTTTTGGATGAAGAATTGTATAATCCCATTGGATATAATTATCATCCGTAATAATGTTATCGTAAATATCCACCACAACTGTCCTCCGTGTGAAGGTGAAGAATGTTCAAGTTATTGTGGTAACGGTAATATTGTACTCGAACTTGAAGGTGGTACTTGCGAAATGTTAAACATCGAAGCGGGTGATGTTATAGATTACTTAGTCTAATTATTCCCCTTCGATTGTTGTATCTTCTCTTTTAATACTTTTTGTAATTGACTTGCAATCATTTTTGTGAACTTCACTGTCGGTGAATCATCCGATTCATTATATCGATGACTTCCTTTTGGTGGTCTCTTACTTCTTCCAAGGTAATTTAACCCTGAAATGTTTGTAATACATTTGTGTCCTCCTGAATTTGCTTGAATCAATTCCCAAGCATTGATGGTAATTTTATCCAACATTGCTCGATGTTCTTCAGTCAATTCTGAAAATGGAACTTCCATCATTTGTTGAATATGTTTCAACGCCTTCTCACCATTTTCTACCGACTTAAACTTATCACCATATAATGCCTTGAAATCTTTGAATGTGAATCCAACACTCTCAGGGCCTACACCTGTCTCACTTACCCATTTGATAGTTGATAAAGGTATATCCCTAGTTTTTAATTGGTCCTCCCATTTCGATAAAACTTCTTGGGCAATTTCACCCAAGTTAACCCCTTTAAGTTCTCGTTCTTTCTTGAATGGATTACAAGATGCCTGAACAAGTCCCAATGGCCACGCCATGATAAGAAAGTCTGCTTCAGGATTATTTCTAAATGGGGTGTATCTATCATAAGACCCAGGCTTAAACATGCTACCCCCACCATATTGGAAGATAATGTTGTCGCTGACATTTGGATATCCTTGCATCGATGTTTTATATTCTTGTGCATTTTTTTGTAATTGTTCCGGGTTAACGGCATTTGTTTTTTTCATCCATTCCTTAATGTTTGTAAGGATAGACATTAATGATGGCTCCGAATTCATAACCAAACCTTCTAAAAATCCCGGTTTGTTTTTGAACGCCAATATGAGTTTGTTTATCACAAACCCCAATAACATTTTGTTTCTCTGTAGTGATTTCTCGTTATCAAATCTAAACAAATAATTCACAACTTCATCAGGTGAGATGTCGTGTTTTGCAAAGTCCGCCGAGTCCACGGTTGATATTAATAATATATCTGAAGAAGGAAATAATTCTTTTGGTGAAACTATTTGAGAAATTGTTTCAACATTTGAACGAGATTGTCTAAAAGAAGTTGATTTGGTATCTTCAGCACCTGCTTGTCTGTCGTGATGGTCCGTATGAATGACAAACATTGGTTTTCCGTGAGCAAAATCAACTAAGACCGGCATAGTATCACCTTGAGCATCATTCTTCTTTACAGAGAACTCTTTATCCCCATATTGAATAACGTGAACATCCACAACATTAATACCATTATCTTCAAGGTATTTCTTCATCGCAATTGCTGTGGTAACCCCATCTAAATCTTGGTGAAAGTATATTTTAGCCTCAGGATATCTTCTGGATAATTCTCTGATATTTCTTATTCCCGATTCTGTTATTAATTTTTTATTCATACTTATAAATATTTTTTGGGTATAAAAAATTAAAATTCACATATTGCGTGATCTCCAAACATATTGTCGTATTCGTCTTCCATGGTATTCAATTTATTATAAATACCATTAAAAACTAAAACTTCCACATTATAGTGGAAGTTCTTTTATTTGTTCTAAAGCTTTAAAATAATTAATCCTTGTCTCAGCAATCTTTTTATAATTTTCACTTAATTCAATTCCTAACCATCTACGTTCTAATATTTGAGCAGCTACTAATGTTGTTCCTGATCCAGCAAATGGGTCCAATATTACATCGTTTTTGTAGGATAGTATTTTAATCGCTTTGGTTGGTATATCCATGGAGAAAGTCGCCTTGGTGAGTGATTTAGTATCCGCAAAGTAATTCCACTGACCAAACACAAGTTCCATAAACTCTTTCTTATCTTTTTCCTCATACACTACTTTTTTCTTTAATGTTCCATCTTCCTGTTCAATTTCAGTTGGAACTCCTTTCCATTGTGGTTCACCTTTAACTTTTTTGATGTGATGTTTTTTGTAAGCTAAAATAACACATTCCTTTGGATTATAGATGTAAGGACTTGACGGTGACATCCAAGAACCCCACGCAGTAGTTTTAGATCTATGTGGTGATTGTTCTTCCAAGTCAACAATACCAAAGAATCCAAATCCAATTTCCTTCATTATCTGATACATTTCAGAAACAAAGAAGATACGACCACCTTTCTTTTGTCTGTTAATCTCATAAGGAATGTTAAGAGCAATACGTCCATCGTCCTTCAATACGTTATACGCTTCGGTTAACCAATTCTTAGCAAATACCAAATACTCATCAAATTCAACATCATCATCGTGTACATCATACTCAATCCCAACCCCATAAGGTGGTGATGTTACGATTAAATCAACAGATCCTTCAGGTAATTTTTTCATTACCTCAACACAATCTCCCTTTATAATTTTTCCTGTTTCTATCATGTTATTTTTTATATTGTGTTTCTAAGTATTCAAATAAATTTAAAAACTTTGGTATCTCACCTTTGGTTTTAAGATAATAATCCCTCATTTTTAAACAATTTAATCCGTATTTTCTATCGTGACCTAAACGATCCTCAACGTTTTTAATTTTTACGTCTGTTGTTAAAATATAGGATATTTTATTTATAATGTCCAAGTTTGTTACCCTAAATGATGTACCGATATTAAATATAGTGTTAATAATCTCATCATCAAACATTAAATCACAGATTACTTTTACGTTATCGTAAACATACATCCATTCCCTAACTTGTTTACCATCACCATACACAGGAATTTCTTTACCTTCTTTAATTGATCTAGCGATTGTAGGTAAGAACTTTTCCTCAAATTGGTGTTCACCAAAGTTATTACAAGTTCTTGTAATAATATATGGTAAACCATAAGTTCTGTTAGCAGATAAAACTAACATATCAGATGCCGTTTTAGTTGCGGAATAATATGAACTAGGTTTTAAATTATCATCTTCAGTTGCCGTATGATTACTTGAGAAGTGTTCGTCCATATCACCATAAACCTCATCGGTTGAAATATGAATAAACTTCTTTAACCTTTTATTATTTCTTGATATCTCTAAAAGGTTAAAAGTCCCTTCAACATTTGTTTTAACAAATGGAAGTCCGTTTGTGATTGAATTGTCAACATGAGATTCTGCTGCGAAGTGAACAATATAATCAAATTCACCTAATTCATCTGCGGTTACATCACAAATGTCTTTTTGTAAGAATGAAACATTATGTTTAATGTTCGTTTTACGTCCAGCATATGTCAGTTTATCAATACAAAGAACATCACATTCAAAGTTATCTAATAAGTAATTTATAAAAGCGGAACCTATAAAACCCGCACCTCCTGTTACTATTATTTTCATTTTTTTTCTAATGTTTCTATATGATGTTCTAAGTACCATAAAGCTTTCTTAAGATCTTGTAATTCTTTATCCGAATCTTTCTTTCCCGCTCTTGATATATACTTTACCGTATTTCCTAATGAGAATCCTAATTCCCAAGCATCAATTACTTTGATTGCCTCATAAGGGTTATCTTCTCCTCCGTAATGTTGGGGGTGATTTACTTGTTCCATTTTTGGTGGAGGACACATACAAATTACGTTAGCTCCACATACACATTCTTTTTCCATTTATTTTATTTTTTTTACAGGTACACCCACGTATGTTCCAGATTCCCCTATATGTTTAACCACCGCACCATTCATACCTATCGTAGTTAGAGAATGGATTGATAACTTTTCTTTAATTGTTGAATTATTTCCTAAATATACAAGGTCATAAATTCTAACATTTCCTGATACTACCGATCCTGGCATTGCACTAAAAAAATCTCCAATCACACAATCATGTCCAATATGATTACCTCTATTTAATATTGCGTGTTTACCAATTTTAATATTTGTTGTTAAAATAGAATTTGCCCCAATAAAACTACCTTCACCAATTTCAACATCATCCATTATTAATGCGGTTGGGTGTGCAAATGTGAAAAATCTTACACCCTTAGGTAGTCTTTGGATTGTATCGTACCTATCTCTTGGATCCGCAATAGCAACCATTACCTCATATTTCTCTATATCTAATTCAGATAATGGTAATGTATCATTACTCATATATTGATCATCGACAAACCTAACGAGTTTGATTCCCATTTGAGCCATCACTTCTCTTGCGTGACCACCATTACCAATTAGTGCTTTAATCATTGTTTATAAATGTCATATTTAGATAGATCAGGGTATGGTAACTCTAAATCTTGATTATGTCTCTTAGAACCA